CTCTCATCCCTCGTACTCGTTCTGACGATCTGCTTGACATTGTTATTAGGAGGAGGCTCTGTCCTAGTTGCAGCCATCGCTGGTATACAGCAGAGGTGGCGATACCTACTGGAGCTGTGTCGCACACTCGCGACGTTGGACGACTAAGAACTTCTTTTATCTTTAACGGCACTCTTACCTACAACCCACCCAATGACACTATTAATTGATGCTGACTGGTTAATTTATGTAGGCTGCTGTGCAGCTGAGACTGAGATTAAGTGGGATGAATACATCCACACCCTGCACTCAGAGCCATCTGCAGTTAGGGCTTACGTGACAAACAAGATTGCTGAGTGGAAAAGATTTACCTCGCACGACAAGGTTGTTATGTGCTTCAGCGATTACCCCAGCTTTAGGGGGCAGCTATACCCAGAGTACAAAGCTACTCGCATAGGCAAGCGCAAGCCTTTAGCTCTTAAGGCAACGCGCTCATGGTGCAGTGACAACTACGAATCAAGGATCATGCCAACGCTAGAAGGCGATGATGTACTTGGGTTGCTAGCAACTAACAACGAATACGAAGACCCTATCATCGTGGCTATTGACAAAGACATGCGTACTATACCCGGCAAATTATTAGCAGACGACACGCTGCTTACCATCACCCCAATAGAAGCTGATACCTTCTGGATGCTGCAAGCTTTAACTGGTGACACAGCTGACAACTACCCAGGCATAAAAGGTTGCGGCCCAAAAACTGCTGCAAAAATTTTAGAAGGTGCCACTTCATTGGCTGAAATGTGGGCGTTAGTTTGCGCTGCTTACAAGAAAGCTGGATTAACATTTAGTGACGCTTTGCTTAACGCCAGGTTGTCACGCATACTTCGCAATAGTGATTACGACTACACAACAAGCAGTGTAAAGTTATGGGAACCAATGGCACTGCACTAATGAACGACCAATACCCAGACGAGACGTGGCCTAACATTGATAAGCCATTGATAACAATGCTGGATCAATTGTTTCCTGACCAATGCCCGGACTTGGATGACGAAGAAAGAACTATTTGGTTTCAAGCTGGTTGCGCCCATGTTGTTAAGGTCTTAACCAGCGTCTATTGTGAACAGCAAGACAACCTAGAGGCTTAGACCATGTGCATGGGAGGTGGCGTTAAGGCTCCAAAGAAAAGAGATGTTGATTACTACAGGGAAATCAACGAGATCAACCAGCAAAATGCTATGAGGCAGCAATTAGAACAACAGACGGCAAGGCAGCAAACTCAATACGAAGAGCAAAGAGCTATAGCTATGGCACCACCTCCACCCGGCCCGGTTAAATCTGCTGACGTGGCAGGGTCTGCGTTGGAAACAAGCAGCGGTGCAGCCCCAGCAGCAGCAATGAGAGCAGGCATAGGGCGCAAGAAACTACGGAAGGATTTAGCTGGTGGTACTGGCGGCCTCTCTATTCCTAGCGTCTGATGGAGGCATTAATAACAGGCAAGGTAGATCGTCAATCGGGTTTGTTCTCAGACGATGATGATGCTGGGTTGAATGGGGCTGGCCGATACCAGTCCCTCTCAAGGTACAGAGACGCCTACCTACAACGGGCTAGGGATTGCAGCCGCGTCACTATCCCGACCCTGATACCTGACGATGGGGACAAGGATCGTGGCGCTCTTCGCACTCCTTACCAATCGCTGGGGGCTAGAGGTGTTAACTACTTGGCCAGTAAGTTACTGATCACTCTCTTCCCACCTAACCAAAGCTTCTTCAAGCTGACCGTAGATGACGCGGTATTGAAGTCAGCGCCTGGTGAAGTTGAAGCGATGGCCAAGTCTGAATTTGAACGGGCGCTGGTTGCTGTAGAGAACACAGTGATGCAAGCGATGGAGGTGAACGGCGGTCGGGCTGCTATGCACGAAGCCTTTAAGCATTTGCTGGTAGGTGGCAACGCTCTGCTCTACGTGGCAGAGGATGGCTTCCGTGTGTACCACCTCAACAGCTATGCCTTGTGTCGTGATCCGATGGGTCACATTGAACACATCGTTGTTGAAGAGGAGATCTACCCAGGCGCATTGCCTGAAGATTTTCTAACTGAGTACGGCAGTGAATATGAAGACGGCGACAACGGTATGTACACCGAGAAGACCGTCAAGATGTACACCATCATCCACAACGAGGGTGATGAGGTTCATTGGTATCAGGAAGTAAAGGGCAAAGAGATACCTAACAGCCATGGCATGGCAAAGAAGGATGTATCCCCTTGGATACCACTGCGGTTTAACCGTGTGGATGGTGAGGAGTATGGCCGCAGTTACATCGAGGAATACTACGGTGACCTGTTAGCCCTCGAAGCTTTATACCAAGCAGTGCTGGAAGCTTCTGCTGCTGCAGCTAAGATCTTGTTCCTTGTTAATCCCAACGGCACGACAAGGCCGCGCACCATAGCTAACGCTATGAACGGTGCAATTATTCAAGGCAATGCAGCTGATGTAACTGTTATCCAAAGCCAGAAGGCACAGGATCTAAGCATTGCTAACAGTGTGATTGATCGCATTGAGAACAGGTTGCAGTTTGCTTTCCTGTTAAACACTGCCATCCAACGGCCAGGCGAAAGGGTAACGGCAGAAGAGATTAGGTTTATGAGTCAAGAGTTGGAGGCTGGCATTGGTGGCCTTTACTCCATCCTTACTCAAGAACTGCAGCTACCTATTGTGCGGCGTCTGATGTTTGTTCTTAAGAAGCAAGGCAAGATCCCAAGCCTACCTAAAACATCTGGCGGTAAAGATCCCATTACTGCTAAGGCTGTTACTGGTCTTGAAGCGATTGGCCGTGGTGATGATCGCAACAAACTGATTGAGTTTATTACTACAGCTAGCCAAGTGTTAGGCCCAGAAGTATTAGAGCGGTATATTAATATCGACGAAGCCTTGCGCCGTCTAGCTAACAGTGTGTCGATAGACACAACTGATCTAGTGAAGACTAAGGAAGACTTAGATGCTGCAGCTCAAGCGGCTGCAGAGCAACAGCAACAGATGCAGCAAATGGAAATGACCAAGCAGGGCTTAGCGTCCCCTGCCCTTGGCCAACTAGCTAAAAACTTCACCCAACCCGGTGCTCCCTATGGTCCGCAATTTGATGAGCAAGGAAACCCAACCGGAATGCCCTCTCCCGGAGGCGGCCCCGGTGCTGAACCAGCCACCCTCCCTGAGCAGCCCCTTGGAACTGACGCAGGCGAACCCAGCCCCGTCTAAAAATATAATCACGATAGATACACCACCACCTTTTATTACTAGGGAAAAGCTTAATGCCCGGCCTATTGTTACTCAAGACAACCCACGACACATCACTATTAATTAACCATGACTGAGCCTGTTGTCTTACGCGGCGCAGAAATGCCTGCGTTCTCTGATGAGAACATTGCTTACTTGGAAGAAGAGGATGCTCGGATAGGCGACAGCCTTGAAGAAGCACCTCAGCTTTTTGCTGGCAAGTACAAATCTGTTGAAGAACTAGAGCGCGGGTACAAGGAACTGCAGAAGCTACAAGCTAAGCGCCAACCTCAAGAGGAAGAAGTTGAAGAGGATGAGCCTGAAGCTCAAGAAGAGCAGGGCGAAGACGACAGTGCTGATAGACAAAACGCTTTACTTGAAGCGTATGGCCCAGCTGTTACCCAGATCTTTCAAGACAACGACGTTGACTTCTTGGGGATGGATCAGTTCTATCAAGAGAACGGAACCCTTAGCGATGAAATGTTTGGCCAGCTAGAGAGCGTTGGCTTTACTCGCGCCATGGTTGATGCTTACCTCAGTGGCACTTCAGCTAAAGCGGAAGAAACCCAAGCTCTTAGTATTGCTGAAACCAACAAGATCAAGAAAGCATTAGGTGGGGCAGAAGAATACCAACTCATGATTGATTGGGCAGCTAAAGAAGGCAGCATCTCCAAAGAAGATGCGGAAGCCTTTAACTTTGCTGTAGCTACTAACAACAGTGGGTTGATACGCTTGGCAGCTCAACAACTGCAGAGCCAATACCGAGCAGCCAATGGGCATGAACCTAAGTTACTAGGTGGTCGTAGTTCCCAAGGCACAGAGAACAGGTACCAATCCACTGAGCAATACCTAGAAGATATTGCAAACCCTAAGTACGCAAAAGATCCTGCGTTCAGGCAGAAAGTATTTGCCAAGTTGGCTAAGTCACCTGGCGTTATGGGTTGACAATGGCTTATCCTTTAAACACCTAGACCCGCTCATTGACCGACGGCCCGTTGCGACGGACACCCCCAGCGATAGGAGTTCAGGTCGGGGAAACCCAAACCAAACTCTCTAGGAGATCTTTCAATGGCTGCACCAAACTTTACCGCGACTAGGCTTGGCCTAGTCAACAATGCTGGCGGCGGCAACTTTGCCGGCGACAATGCAATGTTCCTCAAGGTCTGGGCTGGAGAAGTCCTGACCGCTTTCCGCAAGGCAACAGTGTTTGAAGCCCTTCACAAGGTTCGCACTATTAGCTCTGGCAAAACCGCACAGTTCCCAATCATTGGTTTGAACAGTGCCGCCTACCACACACCTGGCAACCAGATTATTGGTACTGCACAAAAAGTTGCTGAAGCTACCGTCAACATTGACGACAAGCTAATCAGCCATGTGTTCCTGCCTGACATTGACGAAGCTAAGAACCACTACGACGTGCGTTCTCAGTTCAGTGTTGAAATGGGTAATGCCTTGGCATATACCTACGACCAGAACGTAGCTGCCGTTATTGCTAAAGCTGCACGTACTGCCACTAACTTCAACACCGACCTCCCTGGTGGTACTCGCGTCAAGATCATTGCTGCTACTAAAGCTGCAGTGACAGGTGCCCAGTTAGCTGCTGCATTGTTTGCAGCTGCTCAGGCCATGGATGAGAACAGCTTGCCCGAGGGTGATCGCTATTGCGCATTAGCTCCTCGTGAGTATTACAAGTTGGTGCAAGAGACCAACGTTATCAACCGCGATTGGGGCGGTGCCGGTGCTTATGCAGACGGTACTGTTTTAAAGGTGGCTGGTATCAGCATCGTCAAATCCACCCACTTACCTACCACTAACCGCTCTGCGGTAAGCGGGGAGAACAACGCATACGATGCTGACTACACAGCCAACGTTGCTTTGGTTTGGAATCCTATGGCAGCTGGTACTGTCAAGCTGATGGATCTCAAAATGGAAACCACTGGTGGTGACGTACACGCCCTATGGCAAGGTACGTTCATGATCGCTTCAATGGCTATTGGTACAGGCATCTTGCGTCCTGACTGTGCTGTTGAGATTTACTTCGATACCGTGTAAGCGAGTCCTTTACTAATCAGGCACAATGGGGGCAATACGCCCCCTTTTTTTATGACTATTGCAAAGACCAGTTTCCTGGAGGCAACTAACAGGGTATTGCAAATGCTAGGGGAAGCACCAGTTGCCAGTCTTAACGGCCTGTTTGGCTTAGCTTCTCAAGCACAAGATACATTGACCGATGTTAGTCGAAAGTTGCAAGCTGAAGGCTGGTCGTTTAATACTGACCGCGAGAAACTTTTGCTAAGAACTGCAAATACTAACCACATCAGCCTGGCTACTACCGTTAGCCGAGTAGTAATAGATGGATACCGTTACCCG